TCCTTGCCGTCATAGATGCCTTCAGCAGTTCCAGCCACGATCTTGCGAACAGGAGTCAGTACAGGCTTGTTTGCCAGTGCTTTGCGTCCATGTTCACTGATGTGCCAATGAATGTCGTTGCTTTGCTCAATAGCCACTACAAGGCCAATGCGTTCCATCTCAAACAAATAGCGTTCAAAATGGACAGCCATGTGACTGTGATCTGTTGAGTTGTGAGTGAAGTGCTTGGTGGTTTTAGGCCCATTCTCTAGGCGTTTAAGCAAGTCACGATGTGCGTTTCTTAATGTCATTGTCAGTCCTTTGTTGATTGTTGACCAGTCAATCCTAGTCTAAAAAAAAGATGAGTCTATTAGGGTTTTACCTAGTTCACAGCAGTTGACAAACGAATCACAATCATCTCGTCATCAATCAACAGGAGTAACCAATGACAAGCAAAATGACTGACTACGAACACAGCTTTGCGACCTATCTTGAAGATATTGGCGATGTGACTGTCGCTTACGACTACATCGAGCCAGAACCAGAATACTACGAAAAAGAAGATTGGGATTTTGCCGTATTCGATGAGCACAACAATGTGATCACTTACGACATTCCTCGCAAACAATGGCTTCAAATCTACAAAGAAGTCCAAGAGAAATTTAAAGAATCTGTAACCCACTGGAACGAGTACACATGACTATTGACCAAATGAACGAATACCTGCGCATGGCAGGTGTTGACGAAAACACCATTGTTGCAATGAACAATGCTTACAAACTAGGCGCAGAGTGGGAGCGTGATGTTTCCTGCTCTATTGTGTTTGACCAGGTGCAAGATCATCGCAACGCACAACGTATTGTTGACATGATAAGGATCAGAGAATGAAAACCCCTGAAGACGAAGCATTTGACGAACTAGAAAAGAGTCTGCAACGCAAGGTAGCCCACGGGGTTACAGATGGCAACAAGAAAGATGCTGCACTGATGCTGGCGCGTGAAGCGTTGGAATGGGAAAACTGTAATGATGATGCAGGGCTTGAACAAGCACAACGCAAAGCCCTTGCAGCAATAGATGAAGCATTGGAGGACAAATGACAGACTCACTATGGCGTAAACGCCGGAGGAACTCAGGGAAAACACCTATTCCAAACAAGTAAAAATGTGGGAAGATTCAGTTGTCAATATTTTTTAACAGGAGCAAACAGTGAAACACATTCTTCAACAGTTCATCGAGGACGAGGCAAGCACAGAGTTTTGTTGCTATTGCTGCGAACCAAAAGGTGACAAGCTCACCTGCTGCCAGGAAAACCACTTCATTCCATTGTCTGACTTTGATCAGACAACACAGATGGAGATTGCAAAGGACATTCTTGATGTTGAATGACTGCAACCCAACCACCAGGATGTATCCACGTACTCTCAACGAGGCGTTTCCTAAACACTGCGATTATTCAAATGCTATCGAGTGTCCTCCAGAAACCATTTCATTGCACGACATCGTTGTTTCAACTTTGGGTGTGTGCATCTGGATTGGTCTGATTTATTTTTTTGTCAAATACTAAAGGTGTTAAAAATGGTTTACGAGAATCTTCAAGAAAAAGTCAATGCGTTGTTGGCAACAAACGTCAACAATCATACTGAGAAAAAGAATAGCCTTACTTATCTTTCTTGGGCTTGGGCAGAAGCCCTCAAAGCGGATGCCAATGCAACATACAAGATTGAGATGTTTGAAGGAAAGCCATTTGTTGAAATCAATGGCACAGCAATGGTTATGGTTACGGCTACATTGTTTGGAAAGCCGTTGACATGCCAGTTGCCAGTGATGGACTATCGAAATAAAGCCATTCCTAGTCCAGACGCATTTGCAGTAAATACAGCCATCATGCGCTGCATGACCAAGGCTCTGAGCCTACATGGTCTTGGCCTTTACATCTATGCTGGCGAAGACTTGCCAGAAAATTGGAGTGATGAAGGATCGCCCGATGAAGGAAAGATGATTGACTATATTTCGGCTATTGAGGCAGCTACAACTCTTGATGAATTAAAGAACATTTACATTGAGGCATTTGCTTCTACTGATGGAAATAAGGCGTGGCAGACCAAGATGATTGCGGCTAAAGACGCAAAGAAAGCGAGTCTCAAATGACTAAAGAAACAGGTGGGCCAGCGTTCCCTTGGGGAACTGGATTTGCAGGCATGACCCTGCGTGATTACTTTGCCGCCAAAGCTATGCAGGGGTTTTTATCCACAGTCAAAGTTGATTGCCCAGACGACTTGATTGCAATTGATGCATATAACTTAGCAGACGCAATGCTGAAAGCGAGGGAGGTATGAAGATGCCACTTAACGTCATCATTGAAGTGCGTGATTCTTTGAGAGAACTCAGGAATCTTGCCTCGAAAGAAGGAATCAACAGCATTGGCAGTAAGAATGACTTTTCAACAGAAGCATTTGCTGCAACAGACAAGTCTCTTGTTCCACTGTCCATGCTGAATATGTACATTGATCGTATCCTTGCAGAAATGAAAGTTGAGGTAGAACATGAGTGATATTGAACAGGGAACAGATGCTTGGAAGATGTTGCGTCTTGGTAAAGTTACTGCATCACGCATCAAAGATATTGTTGCAACCACTAAATCTGGTTATTCAACAAGCAGAGATAAATATATGACTCAGTTGCTTCTTGAGCGCATTACAAATACTGTTGCAGAATCGTACAGCAATGATGCAATGACCTGGGGAACAGAGCAGGAGCCTTACGCACGAGCAAACTACGAAAGCAAAATGGGCGTCTTGGTTGACCAAGTAGCATTTGTAGATCATCCGACAATTTCAATGTCAGGCGCATCACCAGACGGTTTGGTGAATGATGACGGCTTGGTAGAACTTAAGGCGCCAATGAGTCATACACACTTGGAAAGTCTACTTGGTGGCATTGACAATCAATATCTAGCACAAGTACAGTGGCAGATGGCAGTAACAAATCGTAGTTGGACAGACTTGTGTTCCTATGATCCAAGATTTCCAGAACACTTGCGATTAATCGTCAAGCGAATCAATCGTGATGACGCCTATATTGCAAATCTGGAAAAAGAGGTTGTCAAGTTCTTGGCTGAACTGGACGACAAAGTAAACAAACTAAATGAGTTAAAAGGTTAATATGGAAAAATTTGATAACAGCGGCGTACTTTTCAAAGCTAAGGAAATGAAGAATGACCGCAGCCCACAGTACACAGGAAATATCATGGTCAATGGCACTGAATACTGGCTCTCAGGGTGGGTGAAAGAGTCAAAGAATGGTCAAAAGTTCTTTGGTTTGGCAGTGAGTCCAAAGGATGCACAGCAAGCGCCTAAAAAGGCAGCACCCAAAGGCGTAGAGATCGAAGACCAAGAAATTCCCTTCTGATGTGATTTAAGAGGGAAAGCGGATGTTTGTTGGCGTGCCTACGGGAAGCGACCTATAAACGCAGCGAGTACCTCACCAATTTAATAGGATTTAACATGATTTTCAAAGACATTTTCGGATCAACACCACTGTTCAAACTGTTTCGTAAAAACGACCCACAGACATCGTTTCTTGCGGCAGAGAAGGTTGATACCAGCAAGCTACAACAACTCGTCTATGAGGCTATAAAGTCCCACGGTGAGCATGGCTGCATCTCAGATGAAGTGCTAATGAAGTTTCCTGCACTGCCATACAGTAGCGTAACAGCACGATACAAAGCATTGCTTGACAAAGGACTGATTGAAATTACTGGTAACAGGACAGGTCGATCAGGTCGATTGCAACGAGTTATGAGGGCAGTCAAATGAGAAAGTACCTTGACCTTATTGGTTATCCAATCATGCTTGGATCAGTTTACGTCTTGCTTGGATTCGTAAATTGGAACAAAGACCCTGCAACCTGGGAAATCAGCCACAGAACAATCTGGATTGCTTGGGGCTTGGCATGGGGTTGGGCACTCAGTCTACGCATTAAGGAGCACTGATGGACAGCCTAACATTGATGTGTATGCTGCTTATCATTGGCACTTTGTTTGGTGCTCTAATCTTCTTGTTTTTCCTATTGTTGATCAGCGCAGACGTATGAATGAAGAAGATAAAAAAGCAAGGAAAGCCCT